GCCGTTGTCGGTGCTGGCGCAGCACTGTTTGGTGTCGCCAAAAAAACCGCTTCATTTTCTGAGGAAATTTTAATTGCATCGCAAAATGCTGGTGTTGGTGTCGAAGCACTGCAAAAGCTTCGGTTTGCGGCCTCACACGCAAATATATCGACACAGGATTTAGATAACTCTTTAAAGTTTTTGAACCGTTCGATAAGCGATGCGTTAACAGACCCGACAAGTGCGGCGGCGGCGGCATTCAACTCTATGAATCTGTCATTGCTGAACACTGATGGCACAGTGAAATCAACCAACACTGTACTCGAAGAAATGTCGGACAAATTCAAGAATGCGGCAGATGGACCACGCAAAGTTGCGACAGCCATGACATTGATGGGGCGCAGTGGTTCTGAATCGATTGCTTTCTTGAATCAAGGTTCAAAGGCAATGCGCGAGCAACAAGAGCAGGCAACGAAGCTCGGCTTTGTCATGACTAAAGAAATCTTGGAAAAGAATGCCAAGTTTGAACAAGAGTATAAAAACCTCACGTTCTCGATTGGCGGTCTTGTCAGCATGATTGGGACAGAGTTGATACCCGTCTTAATGCCAGTTATCAAGGGAATGCTCGAATGGATGAAAACAAACAAGCTTTGGGTGTCGGGCAAGATTAGCGAAGCTGTTGTCCAGTTAGCGCAAGGCTTAAAAGAAGTTTGGAAGCACCTAATCATGATTCGGGATTTTCTCGCGCCCGTGATTAATGCGCTAGGCGGTTTTAAGACGATCATCATCGCGCTTGCGAGTCTTTACATACTTAGATTCATTGTCGGTGTAGGAAAGCTTGTTGCAGCCATATTTACGCTTGGGAAAGCATTCGTTGCATTGAGTGCAGCCATTCTAGCCAGCCCTATTACTTGGATTATCGTTGGTCTTGTTGCATTGGGCGCAGCAATTTATCTAATCATAAAAAATTGGGGTAAGGTAAAAGAAGCTATGCGCTCGGTGTGGGCTTATGCAAAGCCTTTTATCGAGGGTTTGTTAAATATCATCACCTTTGGCATGTATAGCATCGTCAAAATGATTGTTGCTAATTGGGATGAAATCACGGCTTATTTGCAAGGCGCATGGCAATTCATTGCTGATATGGCCTCTTACGTTTTTAATCTCGTATTTGGCTACGTCAAAGCAGGATTCGATCCTATCCTTCCCTATATTCAAGCAGCGTGGGATGGGATTGTTTCATTTTTTACGGCTGGGTTAGAAAAGCTATTGGGCTTGTTTGGCACAAACCTTGAGTCAGTAAAGAAATCTGTTATCGAATTTACCGATGCCATCATTGCACCTTTTAAAAATCTTTATGACTACATTTCAAGTGTATTCACGAAAATAGTCGAGTTAAAGAACTCCATATTCGGTGGTGATGAAGATATTACCCAGAAAATAAACGTCGTTCCCGAAGTCATGAAGTCCAACTTACAGGACTTGAGCGCGGTTGATGGTGCGCAACAGAATCTTGCAACGGCTGGTAGAAAAATACTTCCTCTGTTTACTCAAACTGCCCAAGCAATGCAACAGGGGCAAGCGCCAGCAGCTAATGTACCCATGGCAGAATCCGTAAGCGATGTACCCAAGAAACTCGATATTTTCATGACAATTGATTACGAAGGTCGCCCAACCAAAGTCACAGCTAAAAGCCCAACCACTCCAATTAACTTTGCTGCAAGCGTAGGTAAAATGGTATGACGATTGCGCGCTGGAAAGAGCAACTACAAAACGCCAGTTTTCGCGGTGTAGAGTTTAAAGTCGCTACCGTTGAAACTGTTGTCGGGCGTCGTAATGTCTTGCATGAATACCCAAGCAGAGATGTTCCTTTTGTTGAGGACTTGGGCAAGAAAGCACGTGAGTTCACTGTCAATGCGTATTGCATCGGTGATAATTATATAGACGATCTTAACAATCTCATTAGGGTAATCGAGCAAGACGGCTCGCCGGGTATTCTTGTACACCCTACACTCGGCATATTAAACGTTTGCCCCAAAGAATGCCGTATCACATACAGTAATACCGAAGGCGGTATTGAATATCTAACAATTACGTTTATTGAATCGGGTATCAATCAATATCCAAGCGCGACTACTGACACTCAAAGCAATGCGATTGAAAAGTCCAGACAGGGAAATGAGCAAGCAGAGGAATCTTTTGCTGATAATTATGCGATACAAGGATTTTCTGACTCATTAGCAACAAGAGCGACTAATACACTCATAGGTACGTCAAGCGCCCAAGGCGGGGATGTTATATTTAGAGACAACAGTTTGTACGGTGTATTGTTGAAAGTTGTCGGGCGTAGTGCAAACTTGGCTTCATCGAGTACCAACTATTCTATTTTTAGAAACAACCTGAATAATTTTCGTGATGAAATTAGTACATTTATAAGTTCGCCCCCAGAAGTAGCTACACGTATTACAGACCTTGTTTCTGGATTGAGTACAATTTATGAAGGCCAGCCTACTAAGATCATTATTGCTCAGAAACAAGTTTTTAATTTATTTGGGATGGGCATTAAAAGTATTCCTTTGACTAGCCTAGCGAACCCGTTTCCAACTCCCAATCGTACCCAGATGGCGCTTAATCAAGATCAGTTATTTGATCTAGTGCATATATCGGCACTAATTGAAATCATCGTGGCCATAACGGGGTTAGAATTTGAAAGCCGAGCTGATGCGTTGAAAATAATGTTCGATTTACAAAAACTCATGGAGCCGAAGTTAAAATACCTTGCTGATAACGCCTACGATCTAGCCTATAACGCGCTTAACAACGCACGCATAGCAATGGTGCTGGATATTAAAACTCGCGCTGCCACACTAAAGAACGTCAAATACATTAAAAACTATTACGCCGTTCCCGCTATTGTCCTGGCCTATCAACAATACCAAGATGCGACGCAAGAGGCGGATATTATCACCCGCAACAGAATCATCAAAAACCCGTTGTTCGTGCCGCCTAACAAAGACATTGAGATTTTAGTATGAGCGAAATCTTGCTTGTTATTGATGGCAATCGTTATGCAGGTTGGAAAGCAATTGATACCACCATTTCTATGGAGAATTTATCAGGACAATTTGCGGCCACAATTTCTGACGTTATTGGAAAAGATAATAAACCCATTCGCGCGCTGCCAACGATTCGCCCAGGACTCGCTTGCGAGGTTTATATAAATAATCAGGTCATCATCACGGGCTATGTCGATAAAGTCATGCCAGTCATATCACCCGATAATCACAGCATTGTTGTTCAGGGTCGGGATAAAACAGGCGATCTTGTTGATTGCTCGATGACACAATCAACGAATCAATTGAAAAACCTAACTATCGATCAGATTGTAAAAAGGATATGTGACCCATTTTCTATACCGGTATCAATTGATGCGGACGCAGGCGAACCTTTTACTAATTTTCTAGTAGAGCAAGGTTCAAGCTGTTTTGAAACGATTCAAAAGCTTTGTTACATGCGTCAGATGCTTGCCATATCAAACGGGCGTGGCGGTCTAAAGCTGACGAAAAGCGGCACAGAGAAATTAGGAACTGATTTAATTGAAGGCTTTAACATCAAGTTTGGCGAAGCCAGCTATGATTTTAGCGAACGATTTAGTGATTACTATTGCAAAGGCCAGCGTCAGGGCGATGACAGTTCAACACCAGAAACGGTAGCAAGCAATGTCGGTCATCAAAATGATCCTGTTGTTACACGCTACAGACCCTTATTAGTTATTGCCGAAGGCCAAGCCGATACGCAAACCTGTACGCAACGAGCTAAGTGGGAAGCAGCGATCAGAAAAGGTAAGTCGCGACGCTTAACAATCACCGTTACAGGCTGGTCACAACAGAACGGACAAATCTGGGAAATCAATAAATTGGTAAACGTGCGCTCAGAATTATTGGGTGTAAACGATACGCTATTAATTTCCCAAGTAAATTTTAAGTTAGACGAAAATGGCGAGATTGCTATTTTGACGTTAACACCTCCCGAAGCATTCACGCTCGACGGCAGACAATCGCCCGACAAAGGCAAGTCCAACCCTTACATATCGGGGTAATAATGTTCACACCAGATTTTACGCAGATGGCGCGACGCGCTATTAACCGTCTCAATAACATTCTTTGCCGTGGCATTTTAACTGGTGTAAAGCCAGCCAAGACTCCAACGGCAAGTGTGACTCTATTCAATGATGAAAAATACGATGGGATAGAGTTCGCGCAAGACTTTGGCTTTATTTCTTATCCACCCGATGACGGTCAAACAGAGGTGCTGGTTGCATTTCTAGGCGGACAACGCGATCACGGCACAATACTAAAGGCATTTAATAAGCAAAAAGCCTTAAACCTCCCTTTAGAAAAGGGCGAGTGTGCAATCTATAACAAAGTAACAAACACCTACATTCTATTAAAAGCCGACGGCACAATTTTAATTAAAACCGACGCTGACGAAGGCGTAAAAATTGAAGCTGAAAAAGTCACCATCACAGGCGACCTATTTGTTAATGGCGACATTATCGACAACACCGAAACAAACAACAACACCGTGAAAGATATGCGCGACATTTACAACGAGCATGTTCATGGCGGCGTTGCGCCAGGC